TCGTGAATGGGAACAGTTGTCTTCACGCATCACCCAATTCGGCAGCGACCGGATACTCGCCGGAGATTATAGCAAATACGATCTCCGGATGCCGAGCCAGTTGGTGCTTGCCGCCTTTTCCGTGATAGTGGATATTGCGGCAAAGTGTGGTTACAGTGCTCGAGATTTGAGTGTGATGAAAGGCGTGGCAACGGATATCGCCTATCCCGTCATGGCGTACAATGGGGATCTTATCTCCTTGTATGCGTCCAACCCGTCGGGGCACAATTTGACAGTGTATATAAATTGCATTGTGAATTCCCTACTTCTGCGATGCGCTTACTACCACGTAGAGGGTCCTGAATATCCGTTCCGGGATAGAGTTGCCATGATAACGTATGGAGATGATTGCAAGGGGTCCGTCAGCACCGAATGTGAGCACTACAACCACATAGCGGTAGCAAAGTATTTGAGTGACCGCGGAATGGTATTTACTATGCCTGATAAAGAAGCGACGCCACGACCATTTATGCATGATAATGAAGCTGACTTTTTGAAACGGTTTTCCGTGTATCACGAAAAATTGGATTGCACACTAGGGGCATTGGATAGCGACTCCATATATAAGTGTCTGCATGCCGTGTTGAAATCGTCTTTTTTGTCTCCCCGGCAGCAGGCCATGGCAAATTTGGAAACCGCTGCGGCGGAATGGTTCGTGCACGGGGAAGCCGTGTATGAAACCAAGCGACAACAATTGCTGGCAATAGCGCGTATCCATGAAATGGATCACGGGTGCCCCAGCTTGAGGTTGACGTATGATGATCGGGTTGCCCAATGGAAAGAACGGTACCCCGATGATAGTCCCGGATAGACTATAAAAATGTCCCTCTGTTAGTTGAGAAATATGACATGTAAATAAAATTTCTCCTTGCGTGTATGGTTACCAGTGATTTGTATAATTCCTGTATATATATTATTAGGCTTCATTGTAAGAATTCATCCGTCATACGGATACCCCTATTTAGGGGCGCACTAGAATGGTGCAATTGTGGAAAACTTCGCGGGTTATAAGTCTACCCCAGCGATTTTAAAAATGACTTACTTCTAATTT